GACATAGAGATTACCACCTACTGTAACATTACTGACTGAGATATTACCTGCAATCGTAGCTGTAACACCTGTTAGGTTAGAGCCATCTCCATAGAAAGAACTGGCACATACTTTATCACCTACATGCAGACCACTGGCTATGGACGTAGCTCCAGATACAGCCAGAGTTCCTGTAAACTTTGCAGCCCCTGTAGCTATCTGGAAAGAGGAGTCCGTACCATCTCCTGTCTCAACAGTTGTTAATCCTGCACTGACACCACTATTGGTACTGACACCAAGACGGAGCAGTTGCTTGTAGGTATTTGCTATTTGTTTTCCTGTTAAATCTGTCATATTGTTTGCCACCAATTATCTGTGTCTTCCCAATTTGTTGTTGCTTGATTCCAGAGAACACCCCTACCACCTGTATCAGGTCTGGGATTAAGAATAGCTGGATTATCTCTTACATCAGGTATCTTGTTCTGTGGATGGTTCTTTAAATCATATTGTCCTTCCCAATCTTGTGGACATACCAGCATACCATAACTATTCATCTTCATAATTCTATGTGGGTATACAAAGCCACATGTATCACACATAGCCAAGGCATTTTTATTACTTGCCACTATAAATACCTTAACTTTGGAACAACTCTCATTACAGCTTTTTCTCTGTCTTCAAGTAAAGCTCTGTTAAAAAGTTCTTCATAATTTAATTTAAGCATCTGTATTCTTGTTGGTTCTACATTAGGTCTTTTCATAGACATCTGATAAGAAAGTCCTGCTGTCAAACAAGGTAAAAATCTTTTAGGTAGATCAGCATTCTGTGTAGCTGACTTATTCACATCCTGTAATTCACTAATTCTTTCTATATGGAGAACATCAGTTGTATTCTCTGGTATAGGCCATACTGACAGAACAGGATTATCTCTACCCCTTCTTATAGAATACTGGGAAGGTCTACCTGTTTGTGTCTTTCTAGGGATAAGCAAGAACTCTTCAGGTGATATCCTTTCAAGCTGAAGATCTGTATCATCCCTTCTCAAGACAACTTCCAGGGCATCAATCGTAGAACTACTCAGATCGTAGGAAGTTACACTGGTAGAAACAGTTACAGCCGTTGTCTCTGTTGTCCAGAGTAACACACCTCTATTCTGCCAATCCTTTAACATAAGATTGATTGAACGACGAGCCGAAGCTGGTTCATGTCCGAGTATATTCTCTCCACCAATCATTTCCATAGCTTCTTGGATGACCTCATCTATGTCAAGATTAAATGAATATGTTCCTGATACTGCCATTATTTTTCACTCTTATATGTATCTTCAAATTTTAACTCTATATATTTACAAACGGCCTGAAAGTAATCACTTTGATTTTCATAATCTTTTGCTTTAGGACGTATCATATGATGTTTAATCTTTGCTGCTTCAGGCCAAGACATTAATATAACTTATCAGAATAGGTAGCTTTACCAAAGCCTCTTAAAGCCTTACCACCGCCTCGACGTTTTACTACCTTACCACCATGTTTATTAGATTCCTTTTCCCACCATTGTCTTCCACCAAATTCCTCTTCAATAGTTTTATCTGTTTTACCACTAGGGTCCATTTCATCCCAATCTTCTGGATCTGTAGGATATGTGTATTCTACTTCTATACCTGGCAGATATTTTTTAAACCATTCTTTACCAGCTTCCTCAGACCAAGCACCATGTTCTTCTGCTGCTGTTTTCCGTTTTTTTACTCTTTGTTTTTTGTTTTTAAGTTTAGGTCCAGCCTTTGCTGCCTTTATGTTAGCATTTAGTCTTTTTTTAGTATTGTTAAGTAGATTTACAGTACCTGTTTTTACATTACTTTTAGTTTTACCTGCTTTATTATTTTTAGCTTTATCTACCTTATTATTTTTAACTTCGCCTTTCTTTAATATATTTGTTAGTATATTTTCTTTATCCTTTAATGCATCATACCCTAATTTTCCTGCTGTTAGTGTGGCAGCAGCAACTACAGGAGGTATAATTTTTGAACGCAGTTTTCCTTTTGGAACAACTCTTGGACGAGGCTTTGGAAGTTTAATACCTGGCCCAAGTTTAGATGTTTTAACATTCCTCATGGCTTGACCAACAGTCTTTAAATTCTGTAGTGGAGGATTTTTTAGGTTTTGTAATGCTTTAGTTTTTGCAGTTAAAGGTGTTAATCCAGGAAGTTTTAGTTTATTAATAAATTTCTGTGTAATAGTTTTATCAGGAACATTTGGTCCTAAGTTTAATTTTTTTCTTACCTGTGCAACAGCAGATTCTAATGTCTTTGGTTTAGTTTTTCCAAAAACTTTTTTTCCTAATTTATGAATACTTTTTACACCCCATTTAGCTAGTTGAGCAGTACCAAAAAGATCTAAAAACCCTACACTATAATCTAGACCAGGATATTTTATCTGACTTCTTTCAGAACCTCCAAATAATGCACTTATTGCTTCTTCATTTGTTATATTTCTATTTTTTGCAAAATGAGATATTGCTACTTTATTACCTATTTCCTTTGCTTTGTCTTTACCTTTTCCTTCTGCTAAAGCTTTTTTCTCTGCTACTAATCCAGCTTTTTTAGCTCTTGCTTCAGAAGGCGTTCCGCCTCTTTTATGTATTATATCAGCAGCCCTTTTGATATTTCCTCGCCTTCTTTTTCGTTCAGCCATAATATTAATCCTTTATTTTAAAAGACTTGCCTTGTTTATAATCTTCCTCTACAACTACATCCTTTGGAGGTCCTTTTACATCTGGACCCTTTCTGGCTGCACCATAGCCTTGTCCTGTAGGTTTACCTAGAATCTCATTTAGTTTAGGTGGATATTGTAAAAGTGTATGTGGTCCTGGCATTTTATTTCCCCTTCTTAACTTTTCTCCAAACGATATAAGCACCTGCTGCAATAATAATTGCTACAATAACGGCTATACCTATGTTTGAATCCTGTACCTTAATAGGTCCGATTTCAACACTGGAAGGTTGTTCTACAACAGTGGTGATACTTTGATTCATCTGACCACCCTCTTTAACAATCACTTCCTTTTTTATTACTTTATCTTCTTTCATATTAATCTCCCTTAATAATCTTGTGTTGGTGTAAAAGGTGTTTTTATAACTTCAGCTAATCCACCACCATCTCCTGTTGGAAAAGGTGACTCAGGTGTACTTCCACTTCCGCCTAGTTTACCGACAAGTCCTTCAAGACCATCCAGTAATCTTTCAAACCTACCTAAAAAGTTACCTCCTTTACCTCCTCCTCCAAATGGTCCTCCAGAAGGGCTAGGCATTGTTGTAGATGGAGGTTCCATTACTGCTGGTCTAATCATTTCTGGCCTATACTCTTGTGGTCGTCCACTTGGTCTAGGTGTAAAATCTGGTCGACGGCCTCCTCTATCAACAAAGTCTCGTTGCCAAAGTGGATGTTCCTGTTGCCATTCCTGAGATATCATAGCTGGATCTTTTACTGTAGGATTTCCTTGTGTTTCATCAATATTAGTATAATAAGCCATTTCTTCAGGAGATTTTTGCCGTCTATTCATTCTTTCATTTCGTGCCCATTCCATTAATTCAGTAGGACTTTTAGTAACAGAAAGCTGTCCTCTTTTATCTCTAGGAGGAAACATACTATTTAATCCACTATTTTCATTAGCATATATATTTCTATCAGGACCATAAAAACTTTCATTTATTTTTTTTATTTTTTGTTCATACTGTTCTGGTGAAATTCCCATACTAGGATCATAAGATTTAAAACGAGTCATTAACTTTTCCTATATCTACTCCCTACTAAGCCTAGCCAAGTTTATCCTTTTTCATTTTTTTCCAAACTAGCCAACCAGCACCACAAACTACAACTATACCTATAATTATTGCCATCCAATGATCCATAATACCACCTCCTATTTCAGGTAATTTCTCTGTAACTGCTGCGACTTTATTTTCCATCTAAGATCTCCTTTTCCTACTTATCTTTTTAAGTGTCTTAGCTAAGTTAGCCTGTCTACGTGTTCGAGGATTCTTGCTCTTGGAAGCTTTTCTTAACTGAGCTGCTGTTATTTTCTTTCCGGGAGGAACTTTAAGTTTTCTTCGTAAAGCTCCGGGCCGTTCGATAGCTTCCTGAATCCACCTCTTCTTACTACTTTTACGTTTACGTTTGGCCGGTGGTTTCATAATCTGTTGCCTTACACTTGATCGGCTAATCATAAAGAGAAGCTACAAGTTTATTACCATCGGTCTGTTTACTGGTAATACGCCTGATTTTACCTTTACCTTTACCCTTACCCCATTTACCATAAGACTCATCTCGACTAGCTTTAAGTTGTTTCTTGGTACGCTTTTTCTTTACTCTCTGAGCAATCGACTCATCTTTACGGGCTTTATAACCCTGCTTCTTCTTCTTCTTCTTCTTTTTATTGATTAGCTTACTACCC